CCGCTTAATTGTCGATCTCCATAAACCCATACTTCATTTACTATTTCTTTGTCTGTTTCTTTAAAGCTTGATTTTGTCACATTTGTATTATTTAATAATACTCCACTGCTTGTTGTATTCTTAGCTACCAGATGTAAATCTTTATCTTCATCAACCCAGAAAATAAGTTTACCCAATGTTGCTAATTGCTTTATTGCATCGTAAACATTTTTATGATTGAAACTTATATGATCAACAACCTTTCCAGTAAGTGCAGGAACATTATTAACTGTAATACCTTCCACATTATTACTCATTATATCTCTTACAATATCTGCTATGTCATCATCATTATAAACAACTGGCTGAACAGTATTGTCTTGAAGAACTGCTGTGTAATCCCGTCCTGAAATGATTAAGTTTTCTCTAACTCCTTTTCCAACAAAATCAATATCTTCAAGTATGCCTGTAAATATTTTAGCAGTAGGAGGATTAACATCTTGTTCAACGTAAATAATAACTTCATCACCAATGGTATAATCGGCTTTGCTTAATCCATCCTGGTTCTTAATTGTTAACACAAAACTACTTACAGCATTGTTTTCACTAATGCTTTTAGTCACATTACCTTTTATAACCACATTTGCGGTAACACCATTCACTGTTATTTTTGTATACGTTGTTGTCATCTTTATATGTTTGTTATTTTTAAATCAAGCTCGTTTTGTAAAGCACTTGCTAAATCTTCACTGTCAGTTCCGAAAACGTTCTCTATAAACACGTTAACCCCACCGCCTAACTGCCCTGTTTTTTTAACACCAATGATTGTATCATTAGGACTGAAACTTTGAGCAGGCATACCTGGTCTACTAATAAAATCATTCTTCTGCGATCCGCTAGTGACAACCTTACCACTACTTCGAACTACTTTTGTTAATACACCGCTAGCAAAATTTTTCTTCTCTTGTGTTGATTTATCAAATGCTTTCATAGATGCTCGACCAACTGAGGTCCGACCACTACGGCCACCTCCACCAGATGCAGCACTTGCAGCTGCCGCAATTGCATTAATGAAACTATCAATTGCTGGAACTGCTGCTCTTGCTTCAGCTCTAGCATCATTTAATCGTGCATTAACAGCATCTTGTTGTTTCTGATATTCAAATGCGCCAATGGTTCCTTCTTTAAGTTGTCTATCAAGTTCTTCTAATTCTAAATTGTGTCTTGTTTCTGCCACGACTAACCTATCTATTGCTTCTTTTTGTTCTGTTTCTGTGACTATTAATGCTCCTTCTGCAACGTTTAAATTAATTTCGGCTTCTTCCCTCGCAAGTACTGTTTCACTTGTGAAGCCTGTATTTCTTGTACCTTTTTTAGAGAATAAACCTTTTATGGCATCACCAGTACGGCCAACAAAACCACCAGCTGTAGATGATCCTTCTCGAGCTTCTACACCTTGTTGTTTCTGTAACGCTTTTGCACCAAAAGCCGCAGCCACTAATAATGTTGCTGGGTTAGTTGCTAATGCTTTTAAAGCAGTGAAACCAGTTGCTTTAGTTGCTGCTAATCCTCCGCTAGCCGCACCTCCTTTTTTTATAACACCACCAAACTTACCAAGTCCACCAACCTCTTTAACAAACATTGGAGTTGCTGGAGTGCTTCCTCTAACAAGTTCAATAACTTTTGCAGCTGCTCCACCGGCAATGATTGCTGCACCTGCTCCTACTACTCCTGCACTTATGGCTTTTTTTTGTCCTTCTGGTAAATCATTAAATGCATCTAGTAAAGAATTAACTTTACCTAATACTTTATTAACAGTAGGTAATAAAACATCACCCATACTACGAGCGAGTTTATCAATACCATCTTGAAAATTACTAACTGCACCAAGAGCTGTATCCATACGTTTTTCCATTAAGTTAGCGAAGGCTCCTCCTTCTCCACTCATTGATGCAAATGCTGTTTCAACATCTTTAAAACTAATCTTACCTGCACTAGCCATATCTTTAATGGCTGATTCACTAACGTTTAAGTTTTTAGCCAATTCAGAAATTATTGGAACACCTGATCTCGCAAAATCTCGAAGTTCAGTACCCATTAAACGTCCTTGCGCTTTTACCTGTCCAAAGTTAAGAGCTAGACGTTCGAAAGGAATATTTAAACCAGCACTAACGTCTCCTAAAGATTTCATAGTGGGAATGATATTCTTAGCTTCAATTCCCATACCTAATAACAGTCTTGAGTTCTCTTCCAAGTCTCTTAATTGAAACGGTGTCTTTTTGGAAAACTTAGCTAAACTTTTTAAGAACTTTTCTGCCTTAACAGCACTACCAAGCATAACTTCAAAACTTGCTTTTGTAGCCTCACACTCAGCCGCTCTTTTACCCATGAAAACAAAAGATGCGGCTATTCCTATAGCAGCAATTTTAAACCCTTTGCTTAATTTTTGCATACCAGTTGTAGCAGTTTTAAATGTTTTAGAAAAATCGTCGATTCCTCGTATAACTATGTTAATAGCTGCTCCTCCAAGAAGCCCTCCTCCTAAACCTGATAAACTAACCATCTTTTTTTATCTTCTTCCTCGCATGCTTCTTTTTCTATCTTGTGCATCAGCTCTTTTTTTATCTAATTTCTTTTCTTTATTGTGTTGTTTTATAATAAAATTTATTTCTGGAAGTGTTAATTTGTTTATATTAAAAAAGTTGTATCCAAACTCGTGTAAAAAATAAAAAAAACCTTCATCGTTTTTTACTTTTTTAATGGGTCTTTATTTTCCTCATCTAAACCACTTATGTCTAATACCGCTTTTACTATTGCAGTTGCTATGTATGGTTTTAGATTATCCACTTCTTGTTCAGTGTATTCAGGACTTTTACAACATTTAATTATTATATCCTTATCTTGATCTCTAGTTGTATCATCACCTATAGCTTCGGAGAATATAACTTTTATTTCCCCTCTTACTAAAGGTCTAGCCATTATTTCAGGATCACCCTCTAACTTTAGCTTTATCTTCTTAGCAATTAATATTCCACTTTCATCTCTTTCAAAAAGAGAACTTTTTTTATCTAATAAACTCATTTTGTTTTTACCTCGCTTGGTTATTTTTTATTCGATTTTCTCGCTTGAAAATCAAAAGTTTTATAAATGACCTAGCTATATTATATTGTATGACTAATATACTTAATGCTTTTTACAAAACAATATCATACGTACTAGCTTGGGGTTTTTTTATAATATTCATTCTAATTGTAGTACTATTTCTTTGGCTTATGTTAACCTAAAATAAAACTTTAGTAGATTATTAATCTACCAAGCATTATATTTAAGTATTCCATCCGTTGCATCAGCACTGCAACTTTCTGGTTGTATAGTTAAACTATATTCTTGTACTCCTTCTGCTTCACCAGGTATTGGCATTTCTAAAATCTTACAACCGCTCATGACTATAGCACAATCTCTGCTTCCTGTTCCAGCTCCTGGATCAGCAATTGTTATTGTACCGTTCATTTCTGTTCCGCTTTTGTAAAATCCATACAATGTTACTGCTTCTGCATAAGTCATATCTAATGTTACATCTAAGTTATAATCTCTATTTCCAATATTAGGATAAGCAATATACCTGTTACCATCAAGGTAGTGTCCTGGATCAAGGGTGTTAGTAAGTCCAAAAGTCATACTTTTAAGTGTGTTTTGCCCTGTTCCTTCCGGAAGACTTAAAGTTAAATCACTAAATATGAAAGGTCTACTTCCTGCTTCAGTAATGCTACTTTCAGCTCCACTAGTAAATGTTGGTAATTGACCAACGTAGTCAACACTGCATTCAAGCATGTCTCCTTGAGTAGCGCTAATTTCGAAACTATCAATCATACATCCTTTAACCGTTCTAATAAAGTTAGTTCCTGCACTTCCAATTTTTGCATCTTCTACTTGGAAACTGTTAAATATTATTCCGCTTGTTGCATAATTTCCTTCATTACTAGGTATTTCTCTCATTGCGTGTAATGATGGTGCTGGACTTCCACTATCAACATTACTTCCTATTGCGAATGCTAACATTTTCCAATCTTGTGGATGGTAAGTTATTGCTCCAGTCACATCTAATGCACCTTCAACTTGCTTGTCAACATTTCGATTACCTGTTCCTTGATACCTAAGGGGTGTAATGTTTTCATTTTCTGTAATCTCATGGCTTGTTACTGCACCAATCCATTGCAACGTTCCCGCTCCTGATGTTCCATAAGCTCCACTCTCATATCTGAAACCTGTGTAATTATTATCGTTCATATAAATTCCCATTTTTTATTTTTTTCCTCCAATTTTTTTTATCAT